GTATCCTTACGGAGGTGATACCAATCCGTCAATCTTTAGGCATAGCCTTGGAGTTAGATTTCCAGGTGGACGAGCGCGGCTCCACCAGGCGCGGGCACTGTGAACAGGTCTGCCATCCCTGCGGTACTTAACTACAGATTTGTAGAAGGGGAAACTGATCCCTTGAGCAAGATCCTGGACCGAAGCCACAGATGACCAGGTTGATCGGCTGTGACTACCGGGAAGTCAGATCTTACCACGAAGCGTGCCGGAACGTAGGTGTCAGTCAAATGAGCGTTCTCCGATTCCTCAGGAGTGCTCCAAGATAACTTAAACCACTTGTTCGAGAACTCATCACAAGGAAGAGCGCTCGTAACAGCATTGCCCGTGGACTTCATGGACGTGTGCAGCAAACTGCTGCCATCTCCACCTCCCCACACGTTTGAAGTTGTGAAGGCGGTGGAGGAGGCCATAGTTCGGGTGTTGGTTGGGACGCTATCAGCATAATCAAGGAGAAATCCCATCTCAATCGACCCATCTGTCTGAGTAGAACATCTGGGGAGATATACGATTTCCCAATGCTTAGGTCTCCACAACGCATACGCCTTTGCTATGGTTCCAACACGATCCAGTGCAGCGGGTGACACAATGAATACCTGGGAGTCAGTGGTGCCAGCTGTTCGCTGGAAACCACCTAGGTAGCTGGTGATCATACCGGTGTCAAACCAGTCACTCACACCAGCTGTCCTGCCTCTACCAGCCTTCAAGGTGGAACCAACCGCTGCCGGAGGGTTCAAAGGTCGAGAGACTGGCTCCATCGACCTGCCACGCCTCCTGCGGCGGCCCCCAGACTGCTGCGAAGTCTTGGGTTTTGGTTGTTGCGGGGCTTTCGTTGCTGCTCCTTTCCTCACCATCATTTCCGGAGACCCGGCCAATCCGGCGGAGGTATCTGACGATCTGGCCCCAGCGGCGAGAAGAACTTAGCTCCATCTCCAAGCTTTCCACGTCGTGTGGTCCACTGAGATATCGAAACAGACACTTGGGCCACGTCTCCAGTTCTGCTCGACCCTTCGAGATGAGATGGGAGCAAAAGCTCACCTCCTTCAAATCACCGTTGGGGAGCACCGGACACGCTTCATACTCTTTACAGAGATGGCCTAGCGCTGAATATTTCCTGGGAGCATCATCAACCCATCCCTCAACAGAATCATCTCCCATTGCGATACACCAAGGCGAGCCGATGAGCTCAGCCATAAGGCAGCGAATGCGGGAGTTGGAACTGGAGGTACAGTACGACCCGGACTTCATAAGTCCGGGCAGTTCCTGGGTTAAGAGCTCTCCATTCGTCAACTGGAAAGTGGCGTTCATCAAGCAGTAGAACCGCGATATTGCCGCCTTCGCCATCAACGCTGGAAATGAGCCTAGCTCAATCCTCATAGATACGTCAGCCCAGAGTTCCCAATCCTGAACGGACCAGTCAAACCCCGAGATGTCAGCCATGGCACCCGGGTGGGTCTGGTGCTTTCGCGCCAAATCCTCCCATAACAGCCCAACTTGGCTAGCTTTCGACAGACCCATCCCTGGTTTAGAGGGGTTAGAATGCCACAGAGCAATTTCTGTGGTGTTCTGGGGTCCGAAAAGCATGCGTTCCACCAGTTGATCTACAAGCGAGACAGAGGAAATAAGTCGGAAACGACCTTGTTCGATCTTCTGTCGAGAATGTGGTTCCTGTTTGACGAAGAGTCTGACAGGATCACACAGTCCTCGTTTCACGAGTTCTTCTGGGGACCAGTTGTGCTGGCGCGGGTCTACGGATGCCAAGGCATGGAGCCTTTCCACCACAGCCTCACACACCAAGGGCCAGGCCACATCAATTACTTGCTGGTTGCTGACCCCGATTTCGGCGAGGGGGACGCCGGGACTTGCTTTGAGGTTGATTTCCCCCGAGTGCGCGATCTTTTCGATTTCTGCGACGAAGTCTTCACGACACCAAGGCTCTCTGCGGAAGCAGGAGCGGGGTCGGGACCTCGGGTACTGGGCTTGGAGGTTAGTGATTGCCAATTGCAGATTGGCGGGCGCTTCGACTCTCTCAAACCTTCCGGCTTGGAAGAGGAGCGATCCGATTTCTGCTTTTGATCCGCGGCTTGGCCAGGCGAGTTCTTTGAGTTCTGGGAACTCCGCCTCAGCAGCTCGAACATCTCTGTGAACCGCTCTGCACACAGCTTCTCTAAACCGGCAACTCGACTTTCCAGCGGATCGGAAAGGCATGCCGTTGGAATTGATGATTCCTTCGTCACGCCAGTCGTAACCCGCGTACTCGATAAGTTGGCCAAGGGCGGACTGTCCCGAAGGGAGCCCGCCCGCTGGCAGTTTAAAGGCCGGATTGCAGTTTCCTGGGTGTCCTCGTCATCACTATCACCCCATGCTTTTCCGCCACTCAAAGGCTTGTATCTCGCGATACGCAACGCCTCAGCTGTAGTCCACTCTCGGTCGGAGGTTTTCACCTTAATGCCGTTTATATCGTACTCAGTAAAGGCAATTCCTTGCTCTAACCTTTCCGTGTATGTTTCGGCATCGAGCTCCCGAGCTGGACCACTGCTTTGGTCGGGATATAGCTCACTGTTTTCAACAGTGACGAATTTCCGCACAACCCTAAAGGCCATAGCAACGTTACACGCTCTATTGACCCCAGCAGATGGTCTCGCTCCAAGGTGCAACCCGACGATTGCGTCTTTGTGGTAGAGTGGAGAGCCTGACCACCCCCCCGTTGTCGTCACTTTCGTAACTATGCGGAAAGGATTTTCCAACTCCGCCACACCTGTGGCGCAGTAGGTGGTCTTAGAGTCTAGGCCTCCATAGACTGTTACGACGGTCCGGCGTTTGAGCAATTCCAAACGTGCCACACCGACGCCTAAAACAGACCAAGCGTTCTTCGGCACGGACACTAGGACAAAGTCCAAGTCCGAATCAGCAGAGCTCGCAACGATTGGGCATCCGCTTATCGGCACCTTCTTCCCGTCCTTACATAAGTGGGAGATGTTAGTCTCCCACACATGCAGGGCGGTCAAAAGGTATTCCTGGCCATCAGGGCCTTTAATCCGAGAACCCCACCCCGATAGTAAGTCTTGCGAGTACAAAGCCACTAGGGACTTCGGCGTTTGACTGCTCTCTAGAGGTTGCAGTCGCGAGTTCTCAACCGCCATTTCAACTGTCTCCTTCCTTGTTGAAGCGGAGGACAGAGCAGAAATGGGCAGGATTACATCGAACGACTTGCCATCATAGATAGCAGGAGCGACATAGCCATACCGGGGGTCAAAGACCGCCTCTCCTATAACCCTTGCGGGGCTAGGACGAGTCGCTTCCAATGAAACGCCCAGAATTAGCTCTGAAGCTTCTTCGCACAGTGCGCAGACGATCCAGTTGAGCACCAAGCTCACTAGGATCCCCATACATATCAGAGTGGGTGGGGAGTCTGTCATGGCTGCCGCCATTGCGACGGATATGAGGAGAGCTAGCTTTGACCAGCTCATCCTGCTCATCAACATCACGGACTTGCAGTTTCCAACAACAGAACAACCCATTCTTGGTCACCCTCAACCAACTAACCTCAGTACTACTCTGTCCTGCCACGGCTGTAACAGCAATTCCACGTTACACTGTAAGAGAAATCGCTAGCTACTTTAAAGCCTTTAGGCAGAGATGGAATCTCAACTGTCTCGCGGAATTCACAGATATCGCAGTGAACGGTTAAGCTCACGGGACCTCTGATCTTCGACCAGCGATGTCGGTTGGACTCACACCGGAACAGAACAACTTCAACGCCTTGGCGGAAGAAGCACGAGCGGACGGGAATGGACTTGACGATTGTTGAATCGCCTGTCGACAAATCGTCGCTCGTGTAGCACTGAACGGTTATAAAACCAGGGGGAGGTTCGCACATCTAAGCTACTTCTCAACCTCTGATTCGGGAGGGGAACGATAACAGTGTG